AGCCCTGACTGCCCTGATTGCCATGCTCAACGGCATTGCAGGGGCTTCTGCCAAGCAGGAAAAACCTGAGTTTGAAGTTATCAAGTCTCTGATAGAAAAGCTCGACAAGCTAGACAGGTCAGAGCAACCTATGCAGGTTATTGTCGAAGACAAGATAGTCAAGGTCACTAAGGGTGACAACACAGTAACGACAGCGAGGTAATCATGGAGTGGCTAAAACAGATAGCTCCTACAGTTGCCTCTGCCCTGGGCGGGCCTCTTGCTGGCATGGCTGTGTCTGCCATCTCCAAAGCTATAGGCGTAGATGAGGACAAGGTTGGCGACCTTATCTCCAACAACAAGCTCACTGCTGACCAAGTAGCCCAGATCAAGATTGCCGAGATTGAGTTGCAGAGGCAGGCTCAGGAACTCGGTCTGAACTTTGAAAAGCTGGCTGTCGATGACCGCAAGTCTGCCCGTGAGATGCAGGCTACCACCCGCTCGATGATGCCTCCTATCTTGGCTGCTGCTGTTACTGTTGGCTTTTTTGGCATCATGGTGATGATGTTTTTTAACCAGATCGACAGCAACAACCCGGCTATCCTGATGATGCTAGGCTCGCTAGGAACGGCATGGACAGGCATCATTGCCTACTACTTTGGCTCGTCTGCTGGCTCGCAAGCAAAGACAGAAATGATGGCGAAAAAATGAAAGAAAATTGGGAAGAAGCTCTAGCTCACGTACTCAAGTACGAGGGTGGATACGTCAACCATCCGTCTGATCCAGGCGGCATGACCAACCTGGGGGTAACTAAGCGTGTATGGGAAGAATGGACAGGCAAGCCTGCGACTGAGTCTGAGATGCGCTCTCTCACCCCTGATCTGGTTGCTCCTCTTTACAAGAAAAGGTATTGGGATGCTGTTCGCGGCGACGACCTTCCTGGTGGTGTTGACCTTTGCGTGTTTGATTGTGCCGTTAACGCTGGTCCTGGCAGGGCTAGTCAATTTCTACAGCGGGTTGTTGGAGTAGCTCAGGACGGCAAAATCGGCCCTGTTACCCTGCTAGCCATCTGGAAGAAAGAACCCGTGAGCATCATTGCTGAGTTCTGCCACTACAGAGAGCAGCACTACCGCAGCCTGGATACCTTTGCCACATTTGGCAAGGGTTGGATGCGTAGGCTAGATGATGTAGAAGCCGAATGTAAAGGGATGTGCCATGCCTAGGAAAAAGGGTCCAAGTCTTTCTGTAGGCAGGGGTGAGAAGCTCTCTGTCAAAGCTGGCGGTGGTCTGACTGCTAAGGGTAGGGCCAAGTACAACAAGGCTACTGGTAGCAAGCTCAAAGCTCCTACCAAGTCTGGCCCTCGTCAGAAGGCTTTCTGCGCTCGCAGCAAGTCGTGGACAGGTGAGCGTGGCAAGGCTGCGCGTAAACGTTGGGGATGCAGATGAAGACACCTAAAGCTAAGCGCGGCCTGTACTACAACATCAACAAGCGCAGGAAAGCAGGTCTGCCTGCGAAGAAGCCTGGACAGCGGGGCTATCCCACTGCCGAGGCTTTCCGCAAGTCTGCACGTACTGCTAAGAAGCGTTAGGCATCAGGCCACCTTCAAAAAGGTACGACCCGAAATGCCCCAGGTTGACCCACGGGGCTGCGTATATCTTGATACCGCAAGCTCTGGCTTTCCAGCAGAAGTAGTAGTCTTCGCTGAGTAGGCGGTTTATCCCTGGCTCTATAGCGCAAGCGAAGTACTCAGTGATGTTGTCTACAGGTTGACCTGACAGCACCTTCACATCATTGACGTAGGCAGGAAGATACTCCTTCATCTTCGTCATGACTTCCTTCTTAATCATCATGAAGCCTGTGCCGCCATTCCAGATTTCCAGAGGTTCGCCCATAGGCACAGTGACCTCACCCTCGTAGCCTACGAGGTTGACCACCATGCTGCCTGTCCTGTTCTTGAGTTGGTCAACAGGCACACCTTCCTTGACGGCTTTCTCAACTGTATGCCAGTTGATTTCCTTCTTGGGATAGATGCCGCAGATGATGTCCTTGTCTGCCCTGAGCATATGAACGATGTCAACAGGATTGAACTTGATGTCTGCATCTATAAACATCAGGTGAGTAGCTGACTCGTTCTGCATGAACTGGTGAGCTAGCAAGTTCCTGCCACGTTGAATCAGTGACTCGTTAAACAGGAAGGAAACGGAAAGGTCTATTCCGTTATCAGCAAGAATCTTTGTGGTGGTGATGAGTGACTGTGTGAAGAAGCCTGTGCATTGGCCTCCGTACATAGGGGTCGCCAAGAAGATATGTGGTTTCTTTTCTTCTGTCATTGTTTGCTCCGAGTTAGGTGGAGGGGGGATGCCAGCACCGTTGTCCCCCCGGTCAACGTCCTAACTCACCTCATTGCGAGGTTGCATCTGCTGGCTGACTAAGCTGCGCTACAGCATCCTCATAGCCGGATGTGTACGCGATGTTCCACAGTTGCTGCAAGCTCATGTTAACAAGGTTCTGGCTGTACTCGATAGCATTGCGCCCCTTATCCACTGCCTTCTGTGATGGTTTGATTTCTACTTGCTGAGTCATGAGATGTCCTCTATCCTTAAAACGTACTTGTTTGTCTTTGCTGACTTGCGCCAGCCGTGAACTTCGATTCTGATACCAGCATCTCTGACGAGAGCTAGTGTGTCAGAAGCCATGATTTTCTTTATCCTGTCGCTGACAGCAGAGGCTGTGACCTGCACTGCCAGCACTTCTCCCTTGCGTATAGCAAGGATGTCACACCACCCCCAGAGGTCTTTCCTCTGCTTGGTAAAGCTGTTCCACTTCTCTACCACCTCGCAGTGGTAGCCCTGCTCACGCAGGTAAGCGAGACTCCTCTGTGTGGGTGATGTCTTTGTCGCCATCAGAACTGTTCTTTTAGTTCTTTGTGTCGTTGTTTGTGGCAAGGTTGGCAGAGCCAAGTAACAGCAAGAGGTTTATCGTAGTCGTCGTGATGTGCAACGCTCTGTCGATTACCGCATCTTTCACAGCAGGCTCTAACGAGAGTACCTTGCCTAATTGCTCGACTAACTGCAACATGTGCCTTGCTTCTGCGTTTATCCTCCGCTCTCCAAGCCCTTGTAACGGAGACGTTAAGTCTGATTCGATCTGGATCCTTGCCTCTTCTCCTGTCATATTCCCGAATCCGCTCAATATTTCGCTCACGATGTTCTCCTACGTCTTTTTTAGTGCATTGTTTGCACTTGTTGAGATGACCGTCAGCCATCATTGAGTGCTTGTAAAACTCAGTTAGTGGCTTGACGGTTTTGCACTTGAAACATTCCTTAGAACGAGACACGCCGTACTCCTGTGCTGTGGATGTACGACCATTATAGTCCCGTTCTAATTAAAAGGGACATCATCCTCCCTGGCCCGATAAGCAAAGTCATTCTTCTGTTTCTGGTAGCCAGACTGAACCTCGCGTGGAGTTTCTTTCTGCTTGCGTGACCAGTTGTCTTCTGACAGGGAGTAGAGGGTTCCGTAGTTGGTCTTCTTCTCCCAGGCAGACAGCTTTACTTTGTCACCGGCTTTGTAGTCCATCTCAAGAATGATGAACCCTTTGTAGTCTGGACTTTTAGGGCTTGTTCGTTTCTCATGTGGCTCAAAGAACAGGACGCCTTTGCCGGGCATTTCCTTGTGTTCACTCATACTCTTCCTTTCATGGTTGATAGTGGTATCTGGCAAAGACCGACCCACCCTGACTAACATTTTCTGTAAAGATTCGATGTCCTTGTCTGCGAAGGACTTCGATATGTGCTGCAAGCCTTGTATCCCTGTAGAGTTCATAAGACTGCTTTTGAGTTAGCGGTCCTACTTCTCGGAGATGTCCGAGAATTCTGGATCGCTTGGTAGCGAATCCATACTTGACAGGGATGTCGGGAGCTTTGGGCTGGACGGCCCTCCAGCTTTGACCACCTCACCTTTTAGCTTGACCCTGTGAAGGCTGCTAAAACCCTCTATAACCTCTTTATTTACTTCATGGAGGGCTAGGTACTTGCCGTCCTTCTCAGAGGCTGTGAGCTTGCCAGAAGAGGCTATACGCGACACCAGACCAGCATAGGCAGCAATCCAGTCTTCTTCTGTGTGTAGACGGTTGTAGGGCTTGTCATTGTTTGGAACGTAGAGAGGGAAAGCCCCGTCAGGCTCTTCAACGATGACGGGCTGAACATCTACCCGCTCAGCAGTGCCCATATCTACAGGTTTGCCTTTAGGCTCAAAGTCCTGAGTTTCCTCAACGCTGTAGACACCGACTACGCAACCAGGGTAGACAGAGCGGATGCCTTCTGACAGGCACCGAGCGCGGAGCATGGCACGGGGGTAGTTGCGCCAGTTGTCCTTGTTGGCAATGCCTATCGACTTAGCCTGAGCCATAGTCCAGCTTACCTCTAGGCTTCCGCCTTGCGGGTGAGAGAACACTCCTGTAACTTCAGCGTCTGTGTAGACCTTCCAGTTCACAGTACCGCCTGCTTGCTGGAACCTTGCGAGCATGGCATCTGCTTTCAGGGCAGGACGGCCAGATATGACATGGTAATCACGCATAGCAGTAGCAGGGTGTAGGTTCTCTGCTTGGCACAGGAGCATGATTGCCATGGCTTCCTGCTGGCTTCTGAACCCGAACATCTTGCTGGTGGCAGCAACCTCTGCCATTTGGCTTATGTCTGATAGTGGAACGATGTTACTCATGTGAACCTCACTTGATTAAGAACTTACGTGGGCCTGGGACTTCACGCATAAACTGCTTGTAAATGTCAGGCATGGATTGCTGGAAGAGCTTGGCATCAAACTTGAGACTTGGCTTGTCGTTCTTCCATGTAGCTAGCACGTTACCGGCTATGTCTACCAGCGCAGCCTTGTCGCCCATACGTGCCTGTATAGCGGCTTTGAGCTTGTCCTCTGCTGTCTCCAGTTGCTTGCGCTCATGGTTTACGCGGAACAGTTGCGTAGCCAATTCTTCCAGGGTGCTGTCAGCTAGGGCTGTGGAGTCAGGCATAGCTGTGGGGAACATCAGCTTAGCTTCTTCTGTGCTGCTAGGAGGCAGGGGCTGGCGTGTTTGAACGTGCCCCCAGAAGACTGCCATTTTCTTTACGAGGTCGTCTTTTTGTTCGTCAGTGATTGTGAAAGGCGCAAGGAAGAATTCCTGACCGCCGAATAGAACAGCCAAGTAAATCTTCCTAACACCGAACACCGCAGCCTCGTGGACCAGCTGAGCCATGTCAGCAGCAGGAACAATCCCAGCTTCGCTGTCAAACTTACCGCGCACCGCAGCGTTGTAGTTCTTACACTCGACCAGAATAGTCTCACCATTTTCTACCCCCGCAAAGTCAAAGTGGCTACGCAACCACGACTCTTTCGGGTGCGTCCTGAACTCCTCAATCTTTGTAAGCTGGACCCCGAGCTTTTGCTCTGCCAGCTTGCCTATGACTGGCTCCATCACATGACCCATCTGGACAGCTTCGTTGTCAGACAGGTCTTTGATTTCCATCATGTCTAGCTTTTGGAGGATGACCTCGCTAGCTTTACCGTTAGCAGCCTTGCGGGAGTCGCCCGACCACCATGCTTGTTTACGTACAGAGTGGTCAAAGTCAGACATTTGCGTCCTCCTTAGCTACCCAGTACTTGCCGTCAGGACCGCAGTAGGAGCCTCCAGGAGGCCCGTAGGAGCTACGGACGACCTTGGCCCACTGCCACCTACGTCCGTCCTCCCATTCGCCCGTTACGGGGTCTCTGGAGGCGTCTATACGGGTGCATTGGCCCAGGTCAGGGCGATGCTCTAGCTTGTCGCTGAGCTTGAAGTTGGCACAGTTAACACAGAATTTCATGGAAACATCCTTTGAAAGTTAGGAGGATTAGAAGGTTAGATGATTAGATGATGCTTGTCAAGTGGTCATGTGTTCTCCTTTGCTCGGATAGCTCTAAGAATTTTTGGTGGCATAGCCTCTTCAAGTTCTTTTATGTATGCGTTGATGCGCTCAATCTCAGGCGCATTCGCAGCGATGATGCGCTCACGCTCGGCAGCAGCGACAAGGGCAGCAAAGTCATGAAGTGTTCTCCATTGATTTTCAGTTGCGCCCCAATTCGGCGGCATGATGGCCGCTTCCTGGGCCATGCGGATGATGTCTTCGCGGTTCATCCCTGCCCCCTTGCTCTGATGGCGGCGGCGCAAGCCCTCCAATGTGGTTGATGTTCACACACCTTCGCACACTCCTCACGCGTGGCAGCGGCAACAAGGTCGGCAAAGCGTCCTAGTCTTTCTAGTTCCACCACATCCCCGGTTTGGCAGAGGTAGGGCATTTGGCACTCTCTGGCTAGCTTGATAAGTTCATCTCTGGTCATGGCACATCACCCGTTGCTTGTAGAAGAAGATTGAGGATGGTCCGGGGATAGGACTGTCCTTCTTTCACGCTGTCCAGCATCTTGTTCGCTGTCGATCTGTCGTATGACAAGCCTTTCACGTATGTGCATGGCTTCGTTGTAGCGGTGTAGCCAGCGTATGTCAGAGGTATCCTTGTACCGCTGACGTAGTTCTTGCACTCGTTCATCTATATAGTCTTTCATGGTTGCTTCTTTCTAGGGCAGTTCCTACCCTGGTCACAGTCATACGTACATTCATCACATCCCCGGAAGTCCAGCTTAGTAGCTACCCACACAGCTAGACACAGGCCAGAGATGGTCAGGAATACGTCCCACCAACTAGTGGTCATGATTGATCTTGCTCCGGCTGCGCCAGCCTCTCGCGCAATAGTTCCGCTGCATCAGTTGCAACTTGATGAGGGTATACAGTCACTATCGGGCCACCATCTCGGGGCTTACGAACCTGTATCTTGGTTAACGGGTTTTCGTACTTAGCTAACAACTCCAGCGCCTCCAGCGCCTTCTGCATTGCTTCTCTGTCTGTCATGCAATCCTCCAGCATCTAAGTTTTCTGTCCTCTGTGAGTCTGACAGTAAATTTCATCTTGTGTTTGTCCCCGTACCGCTTGGCAGCAATGCTTACCGTTGTTCTGTGAACTTCATCTGGGACTAGGAAGGAGTCGCCTACCTTCATGTCAGAGAAGGGCCATTTCTGAGGCAGGGGGATGTTCTTGTCAATAGGGGGCAGGTTCATGTTTGTCCTTGCTAGGGTCGAACTTGTCCGGGCCTGGGGGTAGGCCTGAACGGTCTAGGGGGTTGGGGAATGGCGGGAAAGGCCAGTTCATGATAGGGACTCCACGTACCTAGCAACATCTTCTATGGTGCCTACTTGGTACATCCAGCCATCATCGCCTCTGATGTATACCTCACCACTAGAACCTACACGCACAACCTCTTGTGTTTCTGGCTTGTAGGCGCGTATGCCTATGTAGGATGGATCAGCGCAGGGCTGCACCACCAGCCCAGCAGCCTTGGCCTTGTCTAACACTTCATCTCTTGTCATGGAAACCTCCGTCTATACAAAAGTTAGGAAAGTTATTTTTTTCTGATAACTTCTCTAATTTATGATTTTTAAGTTCTTCCTGTAATCCACAGGTGGGCCATTACCTTTTTCTTTGTTGCATGGGCCGCACAGTGGTTGCAGGTTGTCAATGTCTAAAGCCAGATCGGGATAAAACCTTCTAGGCTTTATGTGGTCAATGTTGACCGGGTAGCCTGGGCTTTGAGGTCTACCGCACTTGGCGCAAGTTGTCCCATATTTATCAACAGCTTGTTTTCTTAACTTCCTCCATGCTTGACTTTGTGTAAAAGTCCAGTGAGCAAGATCCAGCATATCCGCTACTTTGTTGTCACTCATCACTGATGACTTGGCAACCCAGTCGAGCTTCATAGACTTAATCTTTAGTCTATGTATGAACTGTTCATTTCTTTTTTTTCTTCTTTCCCTTTTACGTTTACTCATACCTACACCTATGCTGGATGGTGAGCAAAACCTAGCCCTCCTCAGTGAAGAGGACTAGCCTTCAATGCTGGACGGAGCCGCACATACCCGACAGTCGTTCGCCTGGGGCACTATCTTCGCCACCCCTGCCAGTGTCTCAGGCTTACCCACAGTACTGGCTATCCCCCATGCCTGCCGTGTTGACCCCGACGCATGGGCGGTTGTTAAGTTAGGAAACAAAAAAGCCGCTAAGACTAGCCCCG